TCACTCTCTTTATCCAAAGGGAAGGCGCCTGAACGAAAAGGGAAAGGTCATGACCAACCGCGAATTGAAACGATTGTGTCGGATGCAGCCGGATCGTATGGGCCAAATGTTGCAGAGTGGGCTCGGCGGGTTCTCGGTGTGGAGCTCATGCCCTGGCAGCGGCACGTTCTCGATGGTCAGCTCAGTGTTGACGCAAACGGACGATGGTGCAATGCCGTGTCGCTTGTCAGTGTTGCACGTCAGAACGGCAAGACGGTCGCATTGAAGGCGCTGTTGGGTTGGTGGTTGACGGAATACGCGGCAGAGCAAGGGCCGCAAACGATTCTGTCGACTGCGCACCGGCTCGATTTGGCGACGGCTCTGTTTCAGGATTTGGCGCCAGTGATCGAAGCCAAGTTCGGCGTGAAAGCGACGTGGGCTTACGGTCGCAACAGCATCAAGGTCGGTGATTCGTCCTGGTATGTGAAAGCTGCGCGCCCTTCGAGCGGTCACGGTATGTCGGTGGATTTGATATTGGCTGACGAAGTGTTCGGCATTGATTCTGAAACGCTCGACATTGGTTTGCTGCCGACGCAACGCGCGCGACCTAATCCGTTGTGCTCGATGTGGTCTACGGCCGGCACCGAGGATTCGATTGCGATGTTGCGGTGGCGTGAGCAAGGCATTAGGGCGATTGACCAGGGCAAATCGACAGGTATTTACTTGGCCGAGTATTCACCGCCGCCTGATTTAGACCCCATGAGCGAAGCAGCTTGGGAATATGCCAACCCGGCGCTCGGTCACACACTCGATATTCGCACCGTTGAGCAGGAGGCCAAAGGCCCTAATCGTGCAGGGTTTCTGCGTTCTAGCGTGAACCTGTGGGTGCAATCAGAGCTCTCGTGGCTGCCGCCCGGTCGTTGGGAATCATGCAAAACCGATTTACAGCCTTTGCCTGGCGGCGTGTTAGCGGTCGAAGTCGCAATAGACGACGGCCGGTACGTCGCAGTACGTTGCAACGCGAACACTGCTGGAACCCTGACTGTGACTGTCGCGTTTATGTGCGAAACAGTGACACAAGTTTGGGATAACGTGCGTCAACAGATTCGACAGAATCCGAATCTGCAACTAGCGATCACTCCGACGCTCGACACGAACTGTCCGACCGATTTACAGCGCCGTCGCGTAATAGTTGGGTACCAAGAAATTGGGCGCTACACCAGTTTGGTTCGCCAGCTCATCAATGAAGGTCGCGTCGCGCACACCGGCGAGACAATGCTCGCTGAACACGTCGGTCGCGCAATCGCCGTTAAGACTCCAGGCGCTATCGCGTTGTCGAGCACCAAATCCAGCGGCCCCATCGAGCTCGCACGCTGTTTGGTGTGGTGCGTTGGCATGATGGCCAAGCCTCGCCCGGTCGTCAACCGACCAGTCATCGCATACCGCGCCTAGACTGTTTCGACATGGCTGGTTTCTCACTCAAACGCACTTCAAACGTGCAACCGCAAGCACACATCGGCGCTGCAGGCGCCGCAGGCGACCCATACGTCGGCAATTTCATGACGTACACCGTCGATTTCAACCGCAGCCAAGCCATCCAAGTACCCACAATCAGCCGTGCCCGCGACCTGATTTGCGGCATGATCGGCTGCCTCCCCATCCGGCAATACGCCAAACAATGGGTCAATGATGAGTACGAGGACATGGATTTGCCCGACGACACCTGGTTCCAACAGCCAGATCCGAACGTCACCCGCAATTTCATCATGTCCTGGACAACCGACGATCTCATTTTTTACGGTCGCGCCTTCTGGGTTGTCACCAGCCGCTTCGGTAACGGATTCCCGGCCACCTTCACTTGGATTCCAGCATCGAACATCCAGACCCGCGACCAGGCAGGCCCAATTTGGTTCGGTGTCTCAAAGGAAGTGTATTTCAACGGCACGAAACTGAACCCCAACGACGTGATCCAATTCCTCAGCCCGATTCAAGGCCTGTTGACGATGGGTGCGCGCGCACTGCGCACCAACATCAACCTGGACACTTCTGCAGAGCGTTTCGCCAAGAATCAAACGCCAGCCGGTGTGTTGAAACAGACCGAAGGCGAACCGTTGAGCGCCGAGGAATTGTCGGAGCTTGCCGCCGCGTTTGCTGCCGCCCGAAATTCAAACGCCATCGCTGCGTTGAATCAGTACGTCGACTGGAAAGAGTCGTACATGGATCCAAGCAAACTTCAGCTGACCGAAGCACGCACCTACCAAGCGTTGGAAATGGCGCGCGTTGCAAACATTCCGCCATACCTGGTCGGTGCACCAAGCGGATCAGGCATGACGTACCAAAACGCTTTGCAGGCACGCCAAGACCTTTACCTGTTCGGCGCAAAGCCGTACATCGATTGCATCGAGCAAACGTTGAGCATGAACAACGTGACACCACGCGGCCGATTCATCTACCTTGACGTAGAGTATTACTTGGAGGAAGCAAACAATGTGCCGGAGTCGGACAACGCTGCACCGGCTCCGGCACAACCCGAAACCGAAACCGAGGACTAAATGTTGAAACTGACTGCCTCCGATACGTTCATCGTCGCCGAGGAAGGCGAATCACCGCGCACCATTTCGGGCGTCGCAGTGCCCTGGAACACCGAAGCCACCGTCTCCGACGGCACCCGCGTCATGTTCGAGCGAGGCAGCCTGGCAGTAAACGGCAAAAAGCCCAAGCTTCTCAAATACCACGACGACACCGCTCCGGTCGGCATCGTCACGTCACGCCTGGACAGCGAAAAAGGGATGCTTTTCACGGCCCGCGTTTCTGCCACCAGTGAAGGCAACGACATGCTCGAACTAATCAAAGACGGCGCAGTCGACGCAGTCTCAGTAGGTGTCAACCCAACCGAATACCGTTTCAACGACGACGGCGTCATGGTGATTTCGCGCGGCGAATGGGTAGAGTTGTCGCTAGTCACCGCACCCGCATTTCGCGGTGCTACGATTACAGAGGTTGCAGCGACCGAAGGCAAGTCAGACGAACAGGAGCTCCAACCAATGACCGACAAGATCGAAACCGCCGCAGCCGTCGCCGAAGTACCGGCAGCCGCCCCGGTGGCGCCCGTTTGGGCAACCGCCAAGCGCGAATTCAAACTGCCAAGCGCCGCTGAATACGTCAGCAAGCTGCTCACCGGCGGTGTCGAGGCCCAACAGTTCCTCTCGAACATCAAGGCCGCCGCGCCTGACGTGGTCACCACTGACACGCCTGGCATCCTGCCCGAGCCGATCACCGGCACGGTCTACAACAACCTCATCGGTCGCCGCAACGTCATGGAAGCCATCGGCACCAAGGCAATGCCCGGCGGTGGCAAAGTGTTCCGTCGCCCGAAGGTCACCACGCACACGACCATCGGTTTGAGCAACGGCGAAAACACCAACCTCGACTCTGGCACGTTCGTCGTTTCAAACAACAACGTGACCAAGTCGGTGTACGGCGGCTACGTTCGCCTCTCCGAAGAGGACATCGACTGGACGCAGCCAGAAGTCATCGGCCTGTTGCTCGATGACATGGCGCGCGAATACGCCAAGCAGACCGAGACGGTCGTTGAAGCCAACCTCGAAGCCGGCATCAGCACCACGCAGGCCGCGTTCGACGTGACCGACCCGGCAGCCTGGGCAGATTTCGTCTACGACTGCTCAGTCACAATCCTGAACGCCAGCTCGCACCTGCCGACCCACATGTTCTGCTCGCCATCGTTCTGGGGCGCGTTGGGCAAGTTGTCGGACACGGCAGACCGCCCGCTGTTTCCGCAGATCGGCCCAATGAACGCCTACGGCAACGTCACGCCAGGCAGCCTCTCGGGCAATGCGTTCGGCCTCACCGTCGTCGTCACGCCGTACAACAGCGACTTCCTCGCCATCGGCAACCCGGACGGATTCGAGATCTACGAACAGCAGAAGGGCGCCATCCAGGTCGAAGCTGCTGACGGCTCGCTCTCGCGTTACATCAAGTTCAGGGGCTACCTCGCCACCTTGATGATTGACGCAAGCAAGTTCGTCAAGATCGCCTAACAGTTCGCCTCCTCCAAGCGACTGAGACTGTGGCAACGTACACGATCACCCATAAACAGGTGGTTGACAACGTTGCCACAGTCCAGGTATTGCAATCGCCCGAATTTGAAGTAGGGCAATCGGTAACTATCACCGGTCTGAGCGGCTTTAACGGCACGCACGTCATCACCGCGTTGCCTGAGTATTACTTCACTGGCGTCACCACCGAAGGCGACTACACCTACGACACGACGCGGATTATTCCTAACCAAATTCAATTCGCGCTTACGACAGACGACGTTGAGCGTGTCGCAGCCAGCGGCAGCCTCACCTACTCGATCACATGCACTTGGATTGTGTTGTCAGACCTGGAGGATTACCTGGGCTACACGTTTACTGGCTCAGTAGCCGACTACGACGTAGCAACAATGGCCGTAGGCGCTGCCAATGCGTTCGCGTTCAGACGCCGCCAAGAATCGGGCTATTGGGATTCCGCAAGCACCGTACCGGGCCTCGATGTCAAGCTCGGCACCGTTCAATACGCCGCAATTCTGTTCAGAGAAAAAGGCAGCGTCGAAGCACTCGCGTCATTCGATCCGTTGTCCACCGGCGCACCCACCGGCAACATGGGCCAAATCATGCGCCTGCTCGGAATCAATAAACCGCAGGTTGCCTGATGGGTTTATTTAAAGACGGCTACGACCAACTGGTCACCAAACTTAAAACCATTACCGGGTTACCAGTCATCAGCGACCCGCGCGTCGTCAACCCGCCATGCGCCCTGCTGGAAGCCCCGGTCATCGCAATGTCAACCAACGTGGTCGCCGACATGGAATTCAGGCTCGTCGTCATCGGCCTGGGCGCTGGAGACAACCGCACGATGGATCAGCTGCTTGACATTGCCGACCTGGTACGCGCAGCAGAAATCGGATTGACCGCCGCCCGGCCAACGACCGTCTCTTACGGCGGCCTTGATTACGCGGCCTACGAATTGACCATCCGCACCAAAGTCGCACCGTAGACCCACTAGACTGCGGATTGGCTTGCAGCGAGCCTCCACGAACAGGAGAACCGCTACATGGCCGTCGCCACCACATACCTCGCCTCACCAACGTTCAACATCGGAGCCTCGTCGGCATCGACAAAGGATTTGACCGACCAGTGCAAGAGCGTGGTGGTCACCAAGGCGCGCGAATCGCTCGACCAGTCAAGCTTCGGCGACACCGGCCGCCAGTTCGTCGGCGGGCTCACCAACATCACCGTCACCGCCACGTTCCTGATGGAATACTCGGCGACGCCTGGCACTTACGTCGACCTGACCAGCCTTGTCGGTACCCGCTGCTACGTCGCAGTTAGGCCGACCAGCGGCGCCATCTCCACGACCAACCCGGAGTTCCAGATCACCGGCGCATACCTTGAATCGCTTGATGTGGTCAACGGCTCAGTCGGTGAACTGTCCGAAGTTGAAATCACGCTCACCGGCGGCACCCTGGTCGAAGACGTGACCCCATGAAATTGACAATCCAGGTGTCGTTTAAGACACCGGCAGGACAATCAGTCAGCGAGACGGTCACCACGACCATCGCAACTGCCGCAGCGTGGGAACGCAAATTCAAGCGCCGCGCATCTGATTTGCAAGGCGGCATCGGTATCGATGATCTGATGTTCATGGCGTGGCATGTGCTCAACGCGCAAAAGCGTGAGGGCCGCGACTATGACACCTGGCTTCAGTCGGTTGAGGATTTCAGCGTCGTTGAGGTCGCTAGCGCAAACCCTACGGATCCGGCAGCATCAGACGCCAGTTAGCTGAGCTGCTGTTGGCTACCGGCTACTGGCCAGACGGCATCGAATTTGATGTAGAGGATTTGGCGACCGTGTTGCTGCTCGCCAAGAAACAGCAGGACAAACGCCGTGGCCGCTAACACAACCGTCACCGTGGTCGGCGTCAAAGAAGCCATGCGCGACTTGCAGAAGCTCGAGCCTGACCTTGCCAAAGAAATCAAACGCGATTTTAAGCAAATCGTTGACCCAATCGTCAAAAACGCACGCACCCAAGTCGTTGGAAGGCCGCTGTCAGGTTTTGCCCGGTCATGGAAACAAGGCCGCATTTTTCCGTGGGATCAGCAAGCAGTAAGCAAATCCATCATCGCGCGATTCAGCAACAGGCGTCGAGGCAACAGCCTGGCTGTTTTCAGCGTCACCATGAAAAGCCCAGCAGGCACAATCTTTGACATGGCAGGCCGCAAATCAGCGAACCGGCTAGCCACAGCACTCGATCAGCTGTATGGCCGCGCATCACGCCTTATGTGGCCGACCTACGAACGTAACGCTGACGCAGTAAACCAAAACCTTGCGCAACTCGTTGACAAAATCACCGATGAGACGAATCGTAGACTGGTGCGCTAATGGCCGTAACAATCCCGATTATTTCCGAGTTTGATGGCAAAGGTATTAGCAAAGCCGTTGCCGAATTCAAACAACTTGAAGGCGCTGGCGCCAAAGCCCAGTTCGCTCTCAGCAAGGCTGCCCTGCCGGCAGCTGCCGCTATCGGTGGCCTGGCTGTCGTTATTGGCGACGCGACCAAGGCTGCTATTGAGGATGCCAAAGCACAAGAGTTACTGGCCTTAGCAATTGAAAAGAACACGCTGGCTGGTGAAGCCAACGTGCGTGCTGCCGAGGCTTACATCGAGGCCACCATGATGAGCGCGGCTGTCGCCGATGACGTGCTCAGACCAGCGTTGGCGACCCTGGTGCAAACCACAGGCGATTTGCAATACAGCCAAGAGCTGCTCAATGCCTCGCTTGATATCTCGGCTGCCACCGGCACCGAACTTAGCGCAGTGACCGACGCTGTCGCTAAGGCTTACGCAGGCAACACCAAAGCCCTAGCCAACTTGGTGCCCAGTGTGCGCGGCCTCATTCAAGAGGGAGCCTCGCTCGACCAAATTATGCAAGCCCTCAATGCAACAGTCGGCGGCGCAGCCGTCGTAGCCGCCAATAGCGCTGAAGGCCGCATGAAACGATTATCACTGACTATCGGCGAAACCAAGGAATCAATTGGCGCCGCATTTTTGCCGATACTTGAAAAACTGTTGCCATACCTGCAACGGTTTGCCGACTATGCCCAAAAGAACAGCGACACCATCGTCAAGGTCATGCTTGCGGTTGGTGGATTGGCAAGCGCCATTCTGGTGCTTAACACCGCCGTCAAAGTCATCACCGCCAGTCAACTGCTACTCAATCTGGCGATGACGGCCAACCCAATTGGCATCGTCGTCGTCGCAGTCGCAGCTCTGGTAGCCGGTTTCATGTTGCTGGTGGAAAAGACTGGCAGCGTCAAAAACGCTTTCATGACAATGGGCAATTTCATCATCGGTATTTTTGAAAACATTGCCAATCGATACGTCGACATGGTCAACCTGATTATCAAAGGATTGAACCTGTTGCCTGGCGTCAACATCGGGCCCATCGGCGAAATCAATTTGCCACGTTTCAATGTCGGCGGCGGAGGCGGTAGCACAGCCACACCCGGAGGCACTAGCGGCCCAGATCTGATTGAGCGACGCTTTGCAGCCCCTGTGGTGCCTGTCGTGCCAGCACCCGGCGTGACCCTGCCTGCACCGTCGGGAGGCGGTGGAGGCGGTGTCGGCGGTGGTGGTGGTGGGCTCGGTCGAGGGATGATTGGCATCCTGCCAGTCGGGGAAGGCTTCATTGGTGGCGGCGGTGGAGGCATCGGCGCAGCACCGGGCAATGAAGCGCTACTTGACGGCATGACTGGCGGCATCAGCATCACCATCAATACGGTCACCGCACCATCAGATCTCGGTGACACCATCGTTAACGCCCTGCGCTCATACAACCGGCGAAGCGGCCCAATCCAAGTGGAAGTCGCCTAATGCCTGGCACCGTAGTTCAGTCGGGCGAATACACACTCGAATTAGACACAGGGTTCAACGTCAACCAATTCACCCTGGACGACCCGACGGCCGGCGTCCTGGACTCCACCGTGTTCGTCATCCAAGGCACGTCACAATTCGCAGACATAACCGAATACGTCACTCGCATTAGTTACAAACGCGGCCGCGAAAAAACCGACGACCAATTCGGCGCGAGCACCATGAATTTCACCATGCTCGACCAAACAGGAATTCTCGGGCCCTACGACTCCAGCAGCCCCTACTACAACCCGACCAACGACGAACCAGGCTTAGCACCGCTACGCAAAATCAGACTCAAACGCGAATCCACCTACCTTTTCACAGGCGTCGTTATCGGCTACGACTACCAATTCGCCCTGGCGGGGCCAAACACCGTGAGTGTTACTTGTGCCGACGACTTCTACAAATTGGCTCAAACGCAGCTTGACGAATGGAACGTCACCAGCCAAACCTCCGGCCAGCGCATCACCTCGACCCTTGCACTTCCAGAAGTTGACTATGACGGCACCACCGACATTGACACCGGCACAGTCGATCTCGGCCACGATTCGCCCTACACCGTACCCCAGGGCACCAACACGCTCACCTACCTGCAACAAATTAACGACGCAGAGCAAGGCCGCCTTTTCATGGCAGCTGATGGCACGCTGACGTTCCAGCCGAGAATCAGTTTTACTTTTGATGCGCCAATATTGTCATTCAAAGACGACGGCGTCGGCACCAAATACAGCGACCTAAGCATCGCCTTTGACGCAGACGAGGTAGTCAATCGCGCATATGTTAAAGCCCTCGACGGTGATGACGCCACCGACACTGACGCAGCCAGCATCGCTAAATACTTCACGCAATCACGCAGCATCACCAACAGCCTGTTGCACACACAAACACAAATTGATGACCTGGCCGAATACTTGCTGGTGCCTGAACCGTTGCCCCGGTACACGTCACTGACCACGACGTTCAGCCGCCTAACCGAAGCAGAACGCGATCTAGCAGCCGGCATCGATATTGGCGACACCATCAGCATCGAGAAAGAAATACCAAACCTGCAGCAGCCGATTGCCAGCGTTCTCAGCGTCGAGGGCATCTCGGGAATTATTGACGTTAAAAGCGGGCACACTGTCACCTACTACACCGCTAGCACCGTGTTCCTGTATGAGCTCATATTGGACGACGCCATTTACGGCGAACTCGACGCGCTTAATGCCGTAGGATGATGACCCATGCCAGCAGGTAACTACAACATCGTTTGCGACCAGGGCTCAACATTGACTCGCGTTTTGACCTGGAAAAACAGCAACGGCACCGCCGTCGATCTCACCAACTACACGGCCCGGATGCAGGTGCGCACCAACTACGCATCCAACACAGCACTACTGAGCTTGACGACCGAGAACGGCGGCATCACCCTGGGCGGTGTCGCTGGCACGATCACGCTGCTGGCTACGGCTACGGCGACTGCAGCTCTCGCGGCAGACACTTACGTTTACGACCTGGAGATGATTACCGGGGCAAACGTGACCCGCCTGGTCGAGGGCACATTTCAAGTGACGCCAGAGGTGACGCGATGAGCGTGACCGTCAATGATGACGGCTACACAGTCAACATGGTTGACGAGGATTACATCGTCACAGTCACCGATGAGGGCTACGCAATCACGGTTACGGAAGTAGTCCAATCGGCTACTGTCACCAATGCTGGCATCATTGGCCCGCAAGGCCCTACAGGCCCTACCGGCGCCACTGGCGCTACAGGAGCTACCGGGCCACAAGGGCCCGCTGGCCCGAAAGGTGACACTGGTGCAACTGGCGCAACTGGAGCCACCGGCGCTACAGGAGCCACTGGCCCGCAAGGGCCCGCTGGCCCGAAGGGCGATACTGGTGCCACTGGTGCAACAGGCCCGACTGGTGCCGCAGGTGCTACCGGCCCGAAAGGTGATACTGGTGACACTGGCCCTGCTGGCCCGACTGGCGCTACAGGTGCCACCGGCCCCAAAGGTGATACTGGCGACACTGGCCCACAGGGGCCCACTGGTGCCACTGGAGCCACAGGCGCGACTGGCCCACAGGGCCCACAAGGCGACCCAGGCCCTACCGGGGCGACTGGTGCAACCGGCCCGCAAGGGCCACAAGGCGATCCAGGCCCGACTGGCGCTACAGGTGCTACCGGCGCTACAGGTGCTACTGGTGCGACCGGCCCGCAAGGCCCAGAGGGCGGCACCACGACGCTGACCACTAAGGGCGATTTGCTGACTCGTGATTCGTCGGCGGTAGCTCGACTAGGTGTCGGTACCAACGGTCACGTTCTCACGGCTGATTCGACGCAGACGTTGGGTATCAAGTGGGCGGCGGCGGCTGGTGGTATGACTGAGTTGGATACGCAGACGTTCAATTCGAGCACGACGTACACGGTGGTGTCGGGTGCGAAGTTGATCGTGGTGGAGGCGGTCGGTGCTGGCGGCGGCGGTGGTGGTGGCTATCGGAACACGGGAACCAATAACGCTGGCGGCGGTGGTGGTGGTGCTGGTGCGCCTTGGGAACGGGTCGTGTTGGCGGCGTCGGAAGTTGGTGGTGCTGGTGCATCGGTAACGGTGACTATCGGCGCTGGTGGTGCAGGTGGTGCAGGTCGCACAGGATCAACAGGTGGAGGGACGGATGGTTCCGTTGGCGGCACATCACGGTTCGGCACGTTTTACTTCGTAGGTGGGCGTCGAGGCGGTGGCGGCTTGACTGGGAGCGCAAGTGAGGCCATTGGTTATATCTATTTAGCGAACGCAACTTTGGGTCGTGGTGGTCTTGGTACTAGTAATTCAGTTGGCGCAGCGGGTTGGGCATCATTTCGCGGCGGTGCTGGCGGCGGCGGCGGTGCAGGTCGCGCAAGTGCGAATAATGCTGGTGGTGCTGGCGGGTCGTATTACACAGACCCATCTTCGACGTTTACTGCAAGCAACGCATGGACTGTCACTACGGGTGGTGGTGGTGCGGGTGGTACGGCTGGCGGCGGTAACGGTACGGCTGGTGCATCGTTGGGTATCGGTGGCGGCGGCGGCGGCTCCAACAACGGTGCGGCTGGCGGTAACGGCGGCAACGGCGGCACTGGTGCTGGCGGTGGTGGTGGCGGAGGCGCGAACGGCGACGGTAACGGAGGCACAGGCGGAAACGGCGGAGACGGACAAATCAAGATTTGGGTCTTCGGATGAGATGGCTTGAACTGAACGCTGAAGGCGTCGTCATCAACGTCGTCGTCTGGGACGGCGTATCCGAATACGCGCCGCAAGGTGTCGCACAACTGCTGCCATGCTCTGAACATCCAGGCGTCTCGTTCGGCTGGCAAAAAGTTGAAGGCGGCTGGATCGAACCCGAAACCACAACGACTGAATAGGCTGAACACATGCCAATCACTACATACACCGCCGGCGACATATTGACCGCAAGCTCGCTCAATAACAACTTTGGAGCTACCGGGCTGCAGTTCGTCAAAAGCCAAACCATCGGCACGGCAGTGTCAAGCGTCGAAGTGACTAGCGCGTTCTCAGCCGACTACGACAACTACCTGGTGCTGGTTAGCGGTGGCAGTGCTTCTGCCGATACACGACTCAGCATCCAATTCGGCGCAACCACTACCGGGTACAAGTGGGTCACCGAAATTGTCACCTGGGATTCGCCGCAAGCAACCAACGAAACAGGCAGTGCAGCTGCCAGCAATATCGACTACGTTGCAGCAACCAGCACAACCTCGCTCGCGGGCCACATGACGATTCTGAATCCATACCTCAGCGAAAACACGTTCGTCATTGCTGACGGTCTATTCGATGGCGACAACGGCGGCGGCTGGACACGCGGCATCCTCGACAATACGACGAGCTACACCGCGTTCACTCTCACACTTTCATCGGGCACAATGACTGGCGGCACCGTCAAGGTCTACGGATACAAGAACTAATGCGCTGGCAATACATTCTCGAAGATTGGGCCAAAGCGTTCGTGGCTGGCTCAGTCGCAGTTCTGATGGTCGGCGACCTCAACTGGCAAGGCGCGCTCAAAGCCGGGTTGGCTGCCGTACTGCCACTGGTGTACGCATGGGCCAACACGAAAGACACCCGGTACGGCCGCAAGTGAGCCGCGAAGTCAGGCCAGTGCGCCTGCCCGCCGATCTCGGCAACGTAAGACCAGGCGAAATACCCGCCTACCTTTTGCGCTCAATACGGCCCTACGGCCGGCTGCACTGGCTCGCCGCCCAGGCATGGGAAGCCATGCGCAGACAAGCTCACGCTGACGGCATCAGACCGTTCAAACCAACCAGTCACGGCGACACATACCGCGACCTAGCAACACAAGAACGCGGATTCCTCGCTCGATACACCACAGCCCCGATTAACAACAGCACATCAATCCGCACATGGAAAGGGCAGCGTTGGTATCTGAAGCCAGGGCTGGCGCCGATGGCAGTACCTGGCACAAGCACACACAACCTGGGCCTCGCCGTCGACGTATCAGAAGCATCGGGCGACCGCCTGGCATGGATGGAAGCCAACTGCTTGACCTTTGGCTTTAGTTGGGAATTCACATCTGGCGCAGAACCTTGGCATATCCGCTATTTCACGGCAGAATCAATACCGCCCAGGGTGCAGCGCTGGCTCGACACCCATGCAAACTGAAATCACCGTCGCCATCATCTCAGCCGTCGCCATCGTGGCGGCAGGCGTACCGGCCGCCCTCATCGAGCGAGCCCGCCGAGAAAACGCCGACGATCACGCATACGTTCGCAAGATACTGACTAGGGTGGAAACAAAGCTAGACAACCACTTGGAGGATCACAGCAATGGCTTTACGCGACGAAATAACCCGAAAGGTAAACAAAATCGGTGACCTGGTCACTTGGGTCGACAAACAGAAAAATCGCAAAGAATGGGTCGACATCATCCTGGACGAATCATTCAGCAACCAGGCCGTCGCCGCACTGCTAACCAAACACGGTTTCAAAACCGATTGGAATGTCGTTTACCGCTACAGGATGCGTCATGGCGCTAAGTGACGAGCTCGGCGAGCTGCAAACAATCGATCAGCTGCGCCAGGCACTGAAACGCTCTAATGAGCTGAACATCAAACTGAAGCACAAGACCGGCGAATTGGTTGCCGCTGTGTATCAGGCCGCTAAAGATGCGGGGCTGGCCACACCACCAGTCAAAGTCAAACCGCCTGCAAAAGACACGCGCAAAGGCAAAGCCGAAGTAGCGCTCATCCATTGCACCGATTGGCAGCTCGGCAAAAAGACCGTCAGTTACGGCAAAGAAACGTGCGCCCAACGCATCGAGCGTTTCATTGACAAGAGCATTGCCATCACGGAAATCCAGCGCAAGCATCACCCGGTACGCGAGGCAGTGCTGTTTCTCGGTGGCGACATGGTCGAGGGCTTAGGCATCTTTCCTGGTCAAGCATGGGAAGTTGACGCCCTGCTGTATGAGCAGCTGTTTAACACGTCGCACATCATCAGCCAAACCATCACCACACTGGCTGCCAACTTCGAGTCAGTGCGCGTCGTGTGCGAATACGGCAACCACGGCCGCATCGGCCGCAAAGGCGAAATGCCAGCCGGCGACAACATTGACCGCATCGCTTACGAAATCGCGCGCAACAAAGTGGGCCACCTAGTCAAAGACTGGCAGTCGTCAGACGCCTGGTATCAGATCACCAAGATTGGCAACTACAAGGCGCTGTTGGTGCACGGCGACGAAATCAAGAGTTTTGGCGGCAACACACCAGCCTTCGGCATCCTGCGCAAAGTCAACGCATGGGCCGGTGGCGTCATCGAGGACTTCCACGACTGCTACATGGGCCACTGGCACAC